CTGGTAGTAAGAAAGCTGGGGTTATAGATAAACCGAGCAGTATTTTATTTATAACAAAATAGGAGTTTTAAAATGTCTACAATAACCCCAGCAAGTGCCTTTGGTGTATCCAATTATTCAGGTACCTTTATCCCAGCTTTATGGTCTAGCAAATTAAATGCTAAGTTCTATAAGGCTACAATCTTCGGCGAAATCGCTAATACCAATTGGGAAGGCGAAATTAAGGGTATGGGTGATAAAATTATCATCAATCAAATCCCTGACTTAGCTATCTCTACATACACAGCGGGTGGTACTCTTACATACGCAGTTCCAGCACCAAGCACAATTGAAATGAACATCGACAAAGGTAAATACTTTGCATTCCAAGTCAATGACATTATGGCGTATCAATCACAACCAAAATTGATGGATATTTTCTCTAATGACGCTTCAATGCAAATGAAAATCGCAATTGACTCTGATGTACTTTTCAATACATTTAAAGGCGCCCATGCAAACAACCAAGGCGCTACAGCAGGTATTTCATCAAGCTCATATAACTTAGGCACAGATGCAGTACCAGTAACATTAACTGCGTCAAATATCTTAACTACATTAACAGCTTTAGCTGGTGTTTTAGATGAACAAAACATTCCAGAGACAGACCGTTTCTTAGTTATCGACCCAGCTACTCGTCAAATGTTAATGCAATCTAACTTGGCACAAGCGCAGTTCATGGGCGATGCTACTTCTATGGTTCGTAATGGCCGTATCGGTACTATTGACCGTTTCACTGTATATGTTTCAAACAACTTACCTAAAGGTCCAGCAGGTACAGCTACTACTGGTAACTGGCAGTCAGGTGATGGTTTGTTTACAGGCGCAACTGGTATTACAGTAGTAGGTACTGGTGTTAAACGTCGTGCTATTATCGCAGGTCACAAATCAGCTATTAGTTTTGCTTCACAAATGACTAAAGTTGAAACAATCCGTAACCCAACAGACTTTGGTGATTACGCTCGTGGCTTGAATGTATATGGTTATAAAGTAACAAAACCAGAAGCATTAGCATACGCTGTTGTAGCATAACCTGTTAACACGTTAACAAAATAGAGGGGGCTTGTCCCCCTCATTCACAAAGAGTCCTAACTAAATGGCAACATACGCAGACATTATTGCAGAGGCTAGAGTTCTATTACAGGACACAGTTTCTCCTTACCGTTACTCAGACGCTGAACTATTAGTAGGCGCGAACGATGCTGTAAAAATTATTAGAAAAGTAAGACCAGATATATTTCTAGGTCAGTTCTCCACTGCTATAGCAGATGCAATTTTATCAACTACGTTTCCTATTGGTCTTGAATATAAAAAGACAGTAAGAGATTTTGTAGTTGCACACGGGCAGTTACGTGATAGTGAAGATGTAATAGCCACTAAAGCTGCCATGTTTATACAAATGTTTAAAGAAAGCCTAACAGCTCTATGACCAAAGCATTTACAGCTATGTTGGATGATGTACTACCAGAACTCAATGGATGTTCTCCTGAGATGGCTACTAATGCCTTACGTAATACATGTATTGAGCTTTATAAAAAGTCATGGATAAAGACTACTGAACTAGCAGCAATTACAGTAGTGCCAGGGACTAATACCTATACGCTAACAGCTCCAACTAACACTCAAATTGTAGGCATTAAAGAGGCTTATATAGGTACTAAAAAGATAAATCCTATAGCTTCTACAGAGACTACAAATACAGACCACTACTGGGTAACTGACTCAGGAGATGTATCAGGCTATTTCTTTGAAAACGGTAATACTATACATCTATATAGAAACCCAATCAACGCAGATACGCTTCACGTAATTGTAGCTCTAGCACCAACAACATCAGCCACAGATATAGACCAGAATATTTACGATTTGTACTCCGAAGGTATATGTGCTGGTGCAAAAGCAAGACTAATGAGCATTCCTCATAAACCATATTCAGATGCAGGTACATCAATTACATATAGAGCGCAATTCGCTGATGTAATCAGAGACGCTAAATGGCGAGCATATAAAGCATCAACACCATCACAAGTAAGAACAAAGTTTAGAACACGAACCTAGGAGTACATAGTGGCAGCAATAAGAATCACACCTTTTGCTGGGTTACTACCTAGTCAAGATAAAGCAATGATACCTGCCAACAACGCGCAGATTGCTGAGAACTGCCGCCTAACATCAGGTACGCTAGACGCGTACAAAGCCCCATTACTAACATATCCTGCAACTGGCACAATTACTGGGCCTATTAAAACTATTTATAGGTATGACCAGAACAATACAAATGAAGCTCAATACTGGTTTACGTTCTCGACTGACGTAAATGTAGTTAAAGGCGCGGTAGCTGGCGATACTCAAGAGCGTACGTACTTCACAGATGGTGTTTATCCTAAAGAGACAGACATTGCTACTCCTGCAATTGCTACTGCCCCATACCCATCAAACAGTTTTCATTTAGGTTTACCAGCTCCAGCAACAGCTATAGCGCATACAGTAACATCAGGTGGTGGAACTACTACAGCGGAAACCCGCGTATATACATATACCTATGTTAGCCCTTGGGGAGAAGAAAGTCCTCCAGCACTACCATCACCAGGTATTAGTGTAATTGCAGGTGATACAGTCAATATATCAAACATGTCTACAGGACCTACGGGTTCATATAACGTATCAGGTGCGTATAAGCGCATTTACAGAACATCTACAGGGGCGTCAGCTACCTCATACTTATTAGTAGCGGATAATGTTTTACTTTCAGCAACCACTTTTACGGACACTGTATTATCAAGCGCGTTGCAAAACGTACTTCCAACTTTTAACTCTGCTTTATTACCTGCTACTGCTATTGGATTAACTAGTTTAGCTAACGGCATTATGGCCGCGTTCTTAGACTATGACGTTTATTTTAGTGAAGCCTACAAGCCATATTCATGGCCATTCTCATACAGACAGGCGGTAGAGTTTCCAATTGTGGGTATAGGCTCTTTCGGTAGTTCGTTATTAGTTCTGACTATGGGTAATCCATACATTATGACTGGTGCCGACCCTAGTTCTATTACAGTAGAAAAGCTAGCAGTACCTTACTCATGTGTATCAAAAAGTTCAATATGTAAAGCTTTTGGTGATGTTATATTTGCAAGCCCAGACGGGTTAGTAAGTATTGGTTCTAACGGTACAAAGGTTCTAACTGAATCCCTAATGACAAGGCTAGAGTGGCAATCCTACGCCCCAAGTTCTATGTTATGCGCTGTGTGGGATGACCGCATTTTTATGTTCTATGACAACGGAACAACTCAGGGCTGCTTATGTTTAGATGGTAACCAAGGCTTAGTAACATCAACAGTGTACGCTACTGCGGCGTACAACGACCCAATCACAGGTAGTCTTTATTTATACACACCTGCTACTAGCACAATCGTTAAATGGAACGCAGGTACGGCTCTTACTTATAAGTGGAAGTCAAAATCATTCCAGCATCCTAACTATGTTAATTTCGCTTGGGGGCAAGTACTAGCTAATGCGTACCCAGTAACACTAAATATATATGCTAATAACAGCGGTACAGCAGTAGCTACAAAAACAGTTACTAGTACCAGCCCGTTCAGATTACCTTCAGGGTTCAAAGCTAAGTACTGGGAACTAGAATTAGTCGGCTCTACCTCAGTTCTTGAAGTTATCGTTGCTGAAAATTTGGAAGAGATAAAGAGTGTCTAATCCGACAAAAGTACCATCTATTCCACCAGTACCTAATGATATTAGTTCAGCTAAATCCTTTTTGTCTGCGGTTAAAGAGACTATTGAAGTCCGTGAAGGTGTACGCGGAGACCCGTTAGATTCTAATGTCACATTTAGAGATTTACTAGGCGCAACTGGAACTAAGCTATCAGCAGACCCTGTAACTGGGGCATACGCAGTAACTACATTAGGTTCAAGCACTACAACAGGTGGAACAGGTACTACTGAAGTTATCGGTGTTGGTGGGGTGCTATCGGCTATTGATTATACTGTTCCACCAGATGTAACTGGTATGGCTACAGCAGGGGTCTTTACGGAGATTATAGTAACGTTTACTCCAGCTTCATATAGTAACCATGCGTTCACAGAGATTTGGCGTTTCACAGCAGATACTACAGCATCTAAAACATTTATAGGAACAACACGCTCTGCTATATATGTTGATGTTTGTGGGGAAGGCTCTCCACCTTATTACTACTGGGCAAGACACATCTCTACTTCTAACGTATTCGGTAACTTCGTATTACATGGTGTAGTAGGTAATACTACTTCAACTCTTGATGCAAGCTACCTTACAAATGCTTCTATCGGCACAGCAAAAATAGCTAACCTTGCAGTATCAGATGCCAAGATTGCAAGCCTTTCAGCCGCTAAAATTACAGCGGGTACATTAGGTGTAGGGGAATCTATTACAGTAGGTTCTGGCGGTACCGCAGTTGTTATCTCTGGTGCTGGTAGTATCACTATGGGGGCTACAGCCTATAACTCAGGCTCTGGGGTATATATTGGGTCTAATGGTACTACTACTTCGTTCTTGGTTGGTGACTTCGCTGGTAACAAGTACTTGAATTATGATGGAGCAAACCTAAACATAAAGACACCCCAGTTCTCTATAATCGCTGGCAATGCTACATTCAGCGGTAATTTGAGTGCAGCTACGGGAAGCTTTACTGGTGCTATAACTGCTACAAGCGGTACGTTTTCTGGTTCATTATCAGGCGCTACTGGGACTTTTGGTGGGGCTTTAACTGCG